GTTTTGTAATAGACGACCTACGATTTGTTCAGGAGACCAGTGGCATTTTAAATAATATTTAATGATATTACCAAGTTCTGGAGTAAATCGAGTAGGACGACCACAAAGTTTTCTTTTGGTTTCATAATTTTTTTGAGCTGTTTCAGCTTGATATGACTGATTTAAATTATTCCTACTAATTTCACGTGAGATAGTAGATACAGATCGTTTTAATTTACGTGCAATAGATCTTAAAGAATAATTTTCTTGACGTAAAACCTCTATACGTGCGCGTTCAGTTAGTGTAAGATGGTTATAGCTCATGTTGGCACTCCTTGTATGTGTTTTTGTGGTTATTAACATCTTACAACAAAGTGCCAATTATGGGCATTTTTTATGAATTTTTATAGGTGTTGCACTTAATATTACAATCCGTCATGATAAAAAAGATTGGAATGGATCGTCTTGAAATGCTCCCTTCAAAGTTTTCATTTTTTCAATGTCTACTTCGAAGGGGGCATTTCCATTAAATTTTTATAGCTTTTTATATTTATATAATGAGCATATAAGTTTAAGTAAGTGCGAGTGAAGGGAATAAAAAAGCTCAAATGTACCAAATTGTTAATCTTAATAAATCTCTACTTTATAAAGATTGAATGGACATTCGAGCGTTAATCAGTCAGGAGGGACTTTCCCTCCTACAATTTAATAATAATACTTGCTTCACCACTGTACAAGGAGTGATTAGTTATGTTCAAAGTGAATTATTCGATTTTAAGTTATTATCCAGATATTTATCTCCATAGTAATTTAGCTGTAGGTGTGGCATTTGAAATTATAGGAGAAAGTTATCATAAGAATGAAATTAAATTTATAACCCAAAGAAGAAAAATTTTATCATTTGATGATGAAATAGACAATTTAGAACTTATTAATATGTTTTTGGATGGGCTTAAATGTGAATTCGAACAAACTAATCAATCATTAAAAAGTTATAAGAAAAAGTTTGTTAATAATTTCTACTTTGAGAATATTGAATATAAAATGTTTGACTCATTAAAAGAAGTTAATAATTTTATTGAAAATACATATAAATATGTATTACATCATGGTTTAGATAAAAAAGAAAGACTTAAGAAAACTGAGAAAGAACTTTTGAATAGCTAAGTAAAAAGGTCAAACATATTGTTCTGAATATAAATAAGTAATAACCGTACCTTTATTGATGCGGTTATTTTTTATGTAAAAAAACGAAAAAAGTTTTTAAAAAAGTGTTGGATACAAAACAGGTTGGAAAGAGAAGAAAAAATGACAAATATCGCAAAAGCCAAAAGCGAAATCTTCCGCAACTACACTTTAGGCTTTGCAACACTTGCCACAATAATAAAATGTTTTTTATAGAGGGGGATATCCCCTCCCACGTATTATATTACGAGGTGATGAAAATGACAAACTTAACTAAAACTAGAATAATAATCTTTATTAATTATCTAATCGGAATTTTAGCTTTAATATTTGCCTTTTATATAATCTTAATGTCAATAGCGGTTTAAAAATGCTGTTTTATGGAGGTTTGAAAATGTCGTTTTTTAGTGGTTTAAGATTGTCGTATATTTAATGATTTTTCGGTTTTATAATCTTTTAATCGATATGATTCTCCAGTAATTTTAAATACTTTTGAATGGTGAACTAACCGATCAATTATAGCTGCTGATACAATCTTATTACTAAATGACTCTCCCCAACTCGAAAATGGAATATTAGTCGTAATTATTGTTGATTTCCATTCATACCTTAGTGACATTAACTGGTAGAATAAATCAGCTTGTTCTTTGGTGATGGCAGAATAACAAATTTCATCAATGATAAGTAACTCTATTCTGCTTAATTGTTTTAATGTTTTATTAATGATTTCTTTGGAATCTGTGACAGTTAATAAGTCTATTAATTCTTTGAAAGTATAGAATCTAGTCTTTATATTTTGTTTACATGCCTCAATTCCTAATGAGATTGTTAGGTGTGTTTTACCAACAACACTGTTATCTAAGAAACAAATATTTATACTATCTTCAAAAAAATGTTTTTTTTTAGTCTCATTTTGTATTTTATTTTTACAGTATTCTTCTAGAATATTATATTTACCTTCATAACCCTTTTTCTCCATATATTTAAAAATGGCCATAGCTGTATATCCTAATTCAATTTTTTTATTATTAATTTCTTTAAATGAATCTAGCTTTGATGCTTTCTTATTTTGTTGTCTTTTCTTCAATCGTTCTAATTCATTTTATTTTCCTGCTTCATAATATTTTTTAACTGTTCTTGAATCACAATTATATTGTCGACCAAGCTCAGCATAATTTGGTTTAATACCTTTCATAATGTAAAATAGCATTCCTTCATAAATGTCATGTCTCAATTAAATAACTTCCAATCGAAGATTGAGTTAAGACATGATTATATAATTTAAAAAAGAAAAAAATGTATTATAAATCAGTACGTCAAAGGAATAAGGATATAGAAGTAGATATAATTTCTAAAAATACCAATTTGAATTAAAACCTAGTTAAAAGAGCTTATGAATATTTGTTTGAGAATAAATATAATTATTACTATAGAGAAGCACATGGGATTGTAGAAAGAAAATACAATTTTTCTAATTATATTGAGAAATAGGGTGATTTGATTGATTATTATGAGGAAGTTAAAAGAAGATAATCAAGTTATAGTATATGAATATATTCCACAAGATAAAATAGAAAAAGGGAAAGGCGAAATAACAGTAAATAAATTAGATTCAAAGGTAATTGACTATAAATTATCAAAAGTTGAAAATGAAAAAGGTATTTTAATTTATAGAGATAAATCATTTCATGCAATATTAAATTTTATTGATGAAAATAAATTTCCGAATGAATATATATATGCATGGTATTAAAGCATCCTTTCTACACAGATAAAGAGAAAGTGGTGCTATTTTTATGTGTTTTTTTAACTAATTACTGAAATAGCAGAATCACAAAAGTTAACATATTTAAAAGAACTTGGTGAAGATGGCGAATATAAATATGTTGCCAAAATAGATAGTGAAACATCTAAATTATGTCATTCACTCAACGGAAAAATATTTAAAGTTAAAGATATGATACCAGGTGTGAATGCGCCACCTATGCATCCTTGGTGTAGAAGTACCACAGTGCCACATGTTGGCAATTGGCGAGACAAGTTCTTTAAAGAGCGTGAAGGTAAATATCAAGTAGAAGTAAAAGAAGCAAAATTACAGGAAAAAGCTAAAAACCAGATGAAAGAAATGATTGAAAGTGGTAAAATAAAAATAGAAATAAATCCTGAAAAACAGAATAGACATTCTTTAGGTCATAAATTATATTTAAAAAATAAAATTTATGCATTGCAGAATGATGAGAGGTTTCCTAGCTATACAATACTCTCTATAGAAGAATTAAATGATTTATTAAAGAAATACTCAATGACTGGCAAAATATTAGTGGATAAATTTGGATTTAATCGTAAGGAAATAATTAATTTCGAAAAAACTATAGGAAAAGCTTATGCAGGTGGAAAATATATTAATACTGCATATGGTAAAATACATTATTCTAAAACTGGTTCTCATATAGTACCATTTGTAAGTAAGGAGAAGTAAAATGTTAATCAAAGATGTATATCGTAAAAATGTTATAGTTACACTAAAAAATGATGAAAAATTAAAAGGTTTTGTTATAGATTTTGAAAATCCGTTAGAAAGTGATTCTGGTAACTATTGCATGGATTTAGAAACAGATTTAGGTTTTTATTCTATTGATGAATCAGATATTAAAGACATACAAATAATTACAGAATAGCATCCTTTCTACACAGATAAAGAGAAAGTGGTGCTATTTTTATACATTTTTTTAACCTTCCAATGTGAAGGTTATTTTTTATTGTCCAAAACGTGCTGATGACATTTTAAAAGCAAGTATGGAATATCAGTCGACAGACTATAAACGGAGGTATATCTCATGGAAAAAAATGAAAGTAATATTACTGATGTAACTCAGAACGAAGAGCAACTAGACAACAGTGATGAACAATCACAACAGAATGAGAAAACATTTTCTCAAGAAGAAGTATCACAATTGATTAAAGAGCGTATAGCTAGAGAACGCAAAAAATCAGATGAACGTATTAAAAATGCCAAAGAAAACAATGATAGCAATGAAGTAGCTTATTTATTAAAAGGTGCTAAAGTTACAAAAGTATATGGCGATCAAAATAGTGTATCTTTTGTGCCAGGGGAAAAAGCAACCGAATTATTATTTGACAGTAAACCGAATTCAATTGTTATGTTACATAACCATCCTGGACAGTCAGGATTTTCATTGAATGATTTAGCAGTTTTTACTATTAATAATTCTATTAAGACTATGACAATTGTAACTAATAAAGGACGTATTAAATTTATAAGTAAGACAGAACATTTTAAAGAAAAAGTAATGAAAAAAATGATAGCAAACTTATTAATAGAAAAATCTCTAGATGTAATTAGTACAAAAGATATTGAAAGGTTATTAAAAGAGTTATACAATAACGATAATATAATATAAAGAAATAGGTGATTAAAAGGTGACAATGATGTTAGATGGTAAGTTATCTAAAAAAGAATTGCTCAGGTTGTTAACTGAAAAAAACGATGAAAAAAATAAGGGAAAAGAGAAACAATCTAAATAGCATCCTTTCTACACAAAAATATAGAAAGTGGTGCTATTTTTATATGCTTTTTTAACTATTTACTGAAATAGCAGAATCACAAAAGATAGCTTATCTTAAAGATTTAGGCGAAGATGGCGAATATAAATATGTTGCCAAAATAGATAGTAAAACATCTAAATTATGTCATTCACTTAACGGAAAAATATTTAAAGTTAAAGATATGATACCAGGTGTGAATGCGCCACCTATGCATCCTTGGTGTAGAAGTACCACAGTGCCACATGTCGGCAATTGGCGAGACAAGTTCTTTAAAGAGCGTGAAGGTAAGTATCAAGTAGAAGTAAAAGAAGCAAAATTACAGGAAAAAGCTAAAAACCAGATGAAAGAAATGATTGAAAGTGATAAAATAAAAATATAAATAAATTGTGGGAAATAAAATAGATATATGTTAGGTCATCACTTATATAATGAAAATAAAAAAAAGAGCCATTTTAAATAAAAAGAAATTGCCTAGCTATACAATACTTTCTATAGATCTATTGAGTGAATTGTTAAGAGAAAAATGTCAACAGGCAATCTAATATTAAGTGATGAGCGATTTGATTTGAAAGATATTATTAATTTTAATCAAATTATTGGAAAAATACATATCGGAAATGTGTATATTGAAACCATAAAGGGAAAAGTGCATTATTCGAAGACAGGTGCTCATATAGTACCTTATATTGATAAGTAGGTGAAAAGTATTGAGAATTGAAGATGCATATCGTAAAGATGTTATTATCACGCTTTTGAATAATGAAGAATACGAAGGGTTTGTAACTGACTATGAAAATGAATTTGAGAGTGAAACAGGAAATCTTGTTGTAGATATACAGACCGATTTTGCTGTTTATTCGTTTGATGAAACTGAGATAAAAAGTATTAGATTATTAAAATAATTTCTAAATAGCATCCTTTCTACACAGATAAAGAGAAAGCGGTGCTATTTTTTGCGCTTTTATAACTATTTACTGAAATATCAGAATCACAAAAGTTAACATATTTAAAAGAACTTGGTGAAGATGGCAAATATAAATATGTTGCCAAAATAGATAGTAAAACATCTAAATTATGTCATTCACTCAACGAAAAAATATTTAAAGTTAAAGGTATGATACCAGGTGTGAATGCGCCACCTATACATCCTTGGTGTAGAAGTACCACAGTGCCAGATGTCGGTAATTGGCGAGACAAGTTCTTTAAAGAGCGTGAAGGTAAATATCGGGTAGAAGGTTCTTTTATTGAATCGGGTGCACTTAATAATAAAAGTGATGAATACGGTATCAAAAGGAACAGGCATGCTCAAATTTATTATAATTCAGTTAGAAATCAAGAAAACAGATAGAGATTTCTAAAATTGCTAAAAATACTAATATAAATAAAAATACAATTCAAAGAGTTTATGAACATATATTTGAAAATAAGTATTTATTAGAAAATGGATTTAAACAATTTGATCCTGACTTTTATATGGCTCAAAGTTGGCAACGTTTAAGAGAAGGGAAAAATATTAAAAAATGGATATAATAATGTTGAAACATGAAGCTCTTGAACACTATCTAATGAATAAGTATAATTTACACTATATAGAGGCACATAAACTTACAGAAATAAAATATAATTATAGTATTTTAATTAATTAGAGGTGGAAATGATTGCTAATATTAAAAATAAAAGAAATTAATGATAAAAGTGTTACATATAAATATTTTCCTAATAATGATGAAAATATTAAGCCGGGTATTATTCAAATGGATATAGATAGCCTTGAAGTTATCAATGCTGAAAAATCTAGTTTAGAAAAAAATACAAGAGACAATTATTTTATTCATGCCATAGACAGAATATACATAAATACTAGTAAAGGGCTATTTCCTGAATCTGAACTCGTAGCATGGGGATAAAGAAAGTTTACTTTTAAAAATTTCATATTTAATTTTAAAAATTTTAACCTTCCAATGTGAAGGTTATTTTTATTGTCCAAAACGTGCTGATGACATTTTAAAAGCAAGTATGGAATATCAGTCGACAGACTATAAACGGAGGTATATCTCATGGAAAATAATGAAAGTAATATTACTGATGTAACTCAGAACGAAGAGCAACTAGATAACAGTGATGAACAATCACAACAGAATGAGAAAACATTTTCTCAAGAAGAAGTATCACAATTGATTAAAGAGCGTATAGCTAGAGAACGCAAAAAATCAGATGAACGTATTAAAGATGCCAAAGAAAACAATGATAGCAATGAAGTAGCTTATTTATTAAAAGGTGGTAAAGTTACAAAAGTAGATGGCAATCAAAATAGTGTATCTTTTGTGCCAGGGTAACAAGCAACCGAATTGTTATTTGACAGTAAACCGAATTCAATTGTTATGTTACATAACTATCCTGGCCAATCAGGATTTTCAGAATATGATTTATTTACATTTTTTAAGCATCCATCAATAAAATCAATGACAATCGTTACTAATAAGGAACAAGTAAAATTTATTACCAAGTCAGATAGGTTTCAAGGTAAAATAGTGAGTAAATTTTGTACTAAATATTTTACGCATATTAATATCATTAATGATAGCTATATTGAAAAATTATTAAAAAAACTTTATAGTATAAATATGATTAAATATAAAGTGAGATGATTTTAATTATGATTGATTCACAATTAGATGGAAATGTAACTGCAAAAGAATTGAGTGAATCTTTTAAAGAATTAGTTGAAGAATTTGAACGCATAGAAAAAGCGAATAAGAATTCAAATTCAAAAGATAAATAGCGTCCTTTCTACACAGATAAAGAGAAAGCGGTGCTGTTTTTATACACTTTTTTAACTATTTACTGAAATATCAGAATCACAAAAGTTAACATATTTAAAAGAACTTGGTGAAGATGGCAAATATAAATATGTTGCCAAAATAGATAGTAAAACATCTAAATTATGTCATTCACTCAACGGAAAAATATATAAAGTTAAAGGTATGATACCAGGTGTAAATGCGTCACCTATGCATCCTTGGCGTAGAAGTACCACAGTGCCACATCTCGGCAATTGGCGAGACAAGTTCTTTAAAGAGCGTGAAGGTAAATATCGGGTAGAGAACAATACTGAAATGAAATTAGGTGAAGTTCATTATTCTAAAACTGGTTTTCATGTAGTTCCGTATATTAAAAAGGAGTGATTAAAAATGAATTTACAGTCATACATAGGCAAATTAGTCAAATTAACGCTTACTAATAATAAAATATTAATTGGAAAAGTGATAGACTTTGATGATAAAATTGATAATTTTGATGGTTATAATTCGATAGAAATTGATACAGGTAGAATTACATATGATATATCAGAAAATAAAATTAAAGACATACAAATAATTACAAAATAG